CTATCAAAACTGCAATGGAAGGTGACTTTGACACAGGTAACATGAGATACAAAGCGAGAGAAAGATACTCTTTCGGTTTCTCTGATTTCAGAGGTATCTTCGGTTCACCTGGTGCATAATACGTACTAGAAAACTACTTTTAAAAGGGGCCTTCGGGCCCCTTTTTTTTATGGGATATTCTCTTGACTTTATGGGAAAAAAGAGTATAAAATTAAGGCGGTTTGAAGATATATCGAAGGAGGTATATAATGGCCGCTCTATCAAAGTCTCTAATTGCTGAGAAAATCAAATTAGAATCTCAGTGGAATTCTCAATACTTAGCTACAGGTAAGGAAACTCTCGAAATGAAGTCTATTGATGCTAGACTTAAGAGAATTATTGCAAAGCTACGTTGGAGAGATTTAGAGAATTATGACAGTCCTCTATTTATTCCGACACAATAGATTACTTGCACTAAATCAAAAATTTCTATAGTATTTTAACCACTATACAAAATTAGTTGGTATAGACGCGTATAGTCGATGGCCTAGAAACTGTATCAACATTTTAACCTAGGAGGTATAATCATGGCAAAAACTACATTTCAAGGTGTGGTTCGTTCACATGGGGGACAAGATAAAAAAGCAACTTTCCCTGGAACAGTTGTGTTAGCTGCTGAGTGTATTATCGATAATACTACTTCTACAATGTCAGCATTAACAGACAAAGACGGAACAAACAATATCGTACTACCATCAGGTGCTAGAATTACTGACGTTCATCACGTAAGTACAGGCGCTGCTGATAAGACTTTTAATATTGGTACTTCAACAACAGGAGCAAACAGTACATCTATTGTTTCTGCAATGAGTGCTAATGGATTTAATTCCGCTATTGTTGACGATGTTGATGGAGCTGCTTTCTCAACACCACTAACTGCAAATGCAACTGTTTATGGAGCTGGTATTGGAACTTCTGTAACTTCTACTGAATCTACAGTTGTTATTTATTACACAGTAAGCGACAACGGAAAACCATCTGAATAATAGGAGGTAAATCATGTCCTATAAATCAGACGTAAAACCCGTTGTTCTATCAGCCGATGGCGTTGCTTTTACCGGTAGAACCCGTCTTCGTGGTTTAATGGTTCAATCAACTGGTTCATCTGGAAGTGCTATTATAAATACTTTAGATGCAACAGGCGCAACTACGGCGGCATCAACGACAACAGGTGTTTATTTAAAAGTACAAGTTGGAGCAGGTGGAACAGAAACATTAAATCTTCCTGAAGATGGTGTTTTATACGCAGACGGAATTGGCTCAACAGCTATTTCTAATGTAACAGTAACATTATTTATAGATAAGTAATGGCAACATCAGGAACAACATCTTTCGATTTAGAAATCGATGATATAATTGAAGAGGCATACGAGCGATGCATGATCAACAGCTCCCGTTCGGGATATGATATCAAAAGCGCTCGTAGGTCTCTCAATCTACTATTTTCAGAATGGGGAAATAGAGGTGTTCATCTATGGAAAGTAGGTTTACAAACAGATACTCTCGTAGAAGGACAAGCTAACTATACTACCCCTTCTGATTGTAGTGATGTCTTAGAAGCATATTATCGAAATAATTCTACTCCGGCAGCTCCTGTTGATCAGAGTTTAACAAAGATTGATCGTTCCGCTTATGCTGCAATACCTAACAAATTATCAAAAGGTGTGCCTTCTCAGTATTATGTCGATAGACAAAATACTCCGATTATCTATTTATATCAAACACCTGATTCTGCACATTCGGGTTCTAGTTACCAATTGCAATATTATTATATTAAAAAGATTCAAGATGTTGGTGCTTATACCAATACCGGTGATGTTTATTATACTTTCTTACCTTGTATGGTATCTGGTCTAGCTTACTATTTAAGTATGAAAATCAATCACCAAATGACACAACAATTAAAAATGATTTATGATGATGAATTACAAAGAGCCTTAAATGAAAATGGCCAACGAACCTCGCTCTACATTTCACCAAAAACATATTACCCAGGAACCTAAATGAGTACATTTGCAAGAGGAAAATACGCAAAAGCAATCTCCGACAGAAGTGGACAAGCCTTTCCTTATCAAGAAATGGTCACTGAATGGAATGGTTCTTTTGTTCATAAATCGGAATACGAAAAGAAACATCCTCAGTTAGAGAGAAGAGCACATCGTGCCGATCCCGAAGGTTTACAAAACGCGAGACCCGCTAGAACAGAGCCGGCTGTTGCTAGACTATTGACCCTCAATCCTCTAACCGTGGCCAACGGTTCTTCAACCATTTCTGTGTTTGAAGAGGCTCACGGTCGTACATCCGGGGACGTCGTCAAGTTTACCGACGGTGCAGGAAATTTTGGAATTTTAAGTTCGAATATCAATGATGCATCCGGTTATACAATTACGAAAACAGATGACAATAATTATACTTTTAATGTTAACACCGATACTGCGAATGCAAATGGAAGAATAGGAGGAGGTAACATTTCCGTTGGACCTGTTACAATAACACCATGAATTACGGACAATTAAAAACAGCAATAAGAGACTATACCGAAGTCGATAGTAATACATTATCGGATTCTATTTTAGACACTATCGTTCAACAGGTAGAAAATAAATTATTTAGAGAAATTCAAATTGATGCTTTTCGTCAATATGCAACTACTAATATGACCACAGGCAATCGATATATTTCTGTTCCTACGGGTTTACGAGTTATTCGATATGTACAAATAACTAATGGTTCCGGCGATCAAACTTATCTAGAACAAAAAGATACCAGTTTTATGGCTGAGTATGATCCAACACCAGGTTCTAGTTATGGTACACCAAAATACTACGCAAACTGGGATGAAGATACTTGGGTTGTGGCTCCTACACCTAGTGCTGATTTTTCTGTAACAATTGCTTATTATAAGCAACCTGATACAATCACATCATCTGATTCTAATACAAGTTATATTTCTAACAATGCAAGTGATTTACTTTTGTATGGATCTCTGGTAGAAACATATGGATACTTAAAAGGTCCAGCGGACCTCGTTCAGTTTTACGAGCAGAAATATCAAGCGGCTCGCGAGTCCTTCGGTGTTGAACAAACAGGTAGAAGGCGTAGAGATGAGTACACGAGTGGGGTTATTCGTGTACCATTACAAACAAGCAACCCATAATACATAGGAGGTATAAATAATGGCGAACATAGTACCAGATAGTTTTAAAAAAGAGTTGTTACTCGGTACACATAACTTCAACACTACAGGTGGAGACACTTTTCAGTTGGCGTTATATACAACAGTAACAGGCTTTTCTGCTACAGGAACCACGAATTATATCACTACTAATGAAGCTTCAGGAACCGGTTATACTGCTGCGGGCGCTGCTTTAACTACAACTACTATTACTGTTTCTAGTAACGTAGCTCTAGTTGATTTTAGCGACTTAACTTTCAGCTCTGCAACCATTTCTGCTTCTGCCGCACTTATCTACAATACAACACAAACTCAAAAAGCTGTTGTTGTCTTAGATTTTGGTGGCACGAAGACTTCAACTAATGGTGATTTTACAATTCAATTCCCGACAGCAGATTCGTCTAACGCTATCATCAGAATATCATAGTTTCGTTTAGCCATTAAAATCAGTCATGGCTGTTTCGAATTGGGGTGAGTTAAATTGGGGTGATGCCACCTGGGGTGGTATCGGCGTTGATGTAACTGTTGCAGTTACCGGAAACAACCTCGTAGTCAGTAATGGATTAGCCGTTGTACGGGCGGACGCAACAGTTGTACCTAGTGGAAGTCAATTAACAGCTTCTACTTCTGATGTCACTGTTAATACCGATCAGGTAATTAGCGTCACCGGCAATGAGTCTTCTATCGCTATTGGTGGTATTACAATTATTGCCGATGGTAATGTCACCGATCAAGTCACCGGAAATGAAGTTTCTGTTGGAACAGGAACTGTAGGGTTCTCTTTAGATGCTGTATTTGAAGTCACCGGAAGCGGTGTTAGTGTTCAAACAGGAACACCTTTAGTTCTTATCCGACGACTTGTTGAAGTCACCGGAAATGAAGTCAGTGTTGGGGCCGGAACTCTTTCTTTTGTAGCGGACAATAATACAGAAGCTACCGGAAATTCTGCTCAGGTCCAAACAGGAACCGTCACTATTGCCGAAGGTCATGGCGTTGAGGTCACTGGAAACAGTGTCACCGCCTCTGCCGGAACTGTTGATATTTCAACAGATCAAGTCATTGCCGTTACTGGCAATGGATTAACAAGTATTGTAGGCGGAGTCACTATTGAATCTGCTTATGATGTAACAGGAAACCAGGTCACCGTAGGAACAGGAAGCGTGACAGTCATTGCAAAATCTGTTATAACCCCCACAGGTAATAACTTGACTTTGGCTACAAACCGACCTATTATTACGAACTGGAATCCAATTGTAACCAATGATAATCAGGTATGGAGACCACTAGTAGCATAAGGGGAAAATAAATGCCGAGTACTTTTTCTAATTTAGGTTTAACACTCCAAGCAACTGGAGAAAACGCTAATACGTGGGGTGATATAACCAATGTCAATTTACAAAGAGCAGATAATGCCATTACTGGTATTTCTAATATTACAATTACAGGTGCTACAACACTAGCTTTCTCAACAAACTCAGGTTCAACAACATATACCGAAGAAGCCGGTCGAAGTAAGATTTTAGTTTTCAGTGGTACTCCTGGAACACTAACAACAGTTACTTTACCGAATGTTG